TTCATTTATATCCCCATATTCTTTAATATCAGATAAGATATTTTCTTCTATATTTTTAGGAAAGGGACTTGTATTTTCACTTAAGGGTCCGTGTTTAATTAGTTTAGTAGATATTTCTACTCCTGGGGCTTTGATTGATTTCACAGCTGTTATATTTTTGGGGGAGTCATCGTAAAATCTAATTTTATTATATCCTTGATTTATATAATCTTGTACTACTTTTACTTTCTCATTTGGGTCCGAACTGCTTACGGCGTGGAGTTTTACCCTGGGTAGGTTCTTTTTGTCTAAAAATTCTTCTAAATCTCCTGCAACCTCAGGTTGTCTAGCAGTTAGTATAATTGTTTGAGCGTTAGGTATGTCCGATGTTCGTTTTAATATTTGAGAAAATTTAGTAAAGTTATCTTTAATTACCTTTGGGTTTATTAACTGGGCAAATTCTGAGAAATCAAATTCATCATTAGGTCCAGGTTCATATATAGCATATTCAGCTGGGGTTAGTCTAAATGTTCCTCTTTCTGGGTTATTAACTATAATATCTGATTTTGATGTAATTAAAGTGTCATCTAAATCAAAGGCGTATAAAAATTTATCTTCAGAGGATTCATTTAAAAATTGTTTATTTGTTAATTTTATACCTTCCATGTTAGGTGCGGGTATTACTTGGAAATTATATTTTTTTCCTAATTTAACTACCCCCGCTGTAAGAGCGGTTGGTAAAAATGGTATTGGAATTAATTGGATGGCAGTTAATATGGTCATCCTACCTAAATCGAGAGATTGACCTTTCATGAAAGTCTTTTCTTCCGCTGTGGGTTTATGGTTTTTAACTAGTATTTTATATATTATACCAATTAATTTACCCGTTTCTTTACCTTCACGTTTAACAACCTTCTTAAACTCACCCGTAAATTTCTTAGCTTTGTCTTTAAGATTCTTTATATTTTGTTTAAATCCTTCACTTAAAATATCTAGTATTTCATCCTTTTCATCAGAAGAAAGACCATCAGGTAAAGTATTTTTAAATTCCTCAGGGTGTGTATTTAAATATTCTCTGGATTTAGTTCCACTAATTCCACCTATTGTTGTAATTTTTATAGGAATAACGTTATCACTATACTTTTTTACGAAATTAGAACGGTGGGAGAAATCTGATTTATCCTTCTCATCATTCTCTCTAGCTCCTATGAAAATATAAGTTTTATCATCGGGGTTTGACCTTAAATATTCCTTATAAAATGTAAGAGGTGAAGTTGTTTTTATTATTTCAGATTGTATTGGAATTAAACCTTGATACTTTTTCCATATATCGTATGATTGGTCTTGAGTAATTCCATCTCTAACTCCACTTCCAACTAATATTTTAATATCAGTTATATCGGGGTTTTGTTTGATTCCCTGTATCACTACTTCTAAATGACCCTTAGTAGGTGGTTTAAACCCCCCACCAAATAAAGCTGTGGTTTGTTCCTTTATTATACTATCTACTAAAAATTCACTTAGTCCGTTCATATTACCATTTCCCTTTAGGGCAAAATTTGTTTTTTAACTTAGTTTTAACATCCATTAAACAAAAACATATTTTACATTGTCTTGTTATTTTTCTAAATTCATTACATTCAGTACATATACTAATTCTTTGTGATGAGTCTAATTGTATTCTGTTTTCTATCCATTTCTTTTTATCTCCCTTTTCGTTTCTTTTTTTTAATAAATTGAATAACTCTTGATTATATTCAATATCTCTAGATATCATATGTTAAGAAAGTTTGAAATTTGTGATTGTGCCTCATCCTTTGATACTGAGGATTTGATTATATTTTGTAAATGATTAGAATTTAATAAATCTTGTATTTCTTGGTTTATTTGTTCTTTTTTCGCTCTTGAGCGTATTTCTTCTTTTTCTGTTTTTGGTTTTGTATTTTGTGGTTTAAATGGGTCTAAATACTTTGTTATTATTTGTTTTAAATCAGTCATAGCCTCTCCTGTATTAGCTACCGATACAAAATTGTTACCAAATGCTTGTTGATATGGTTCATAATTTTTAGTAACTGAATTCCAAGTTGACATTACAATTGCTGGTTGTAAACTTCTATCTTTACCTCCTGATTTTTCAAATCTGTTTTGGTTTTGTTTTAATGAACGTTCTAAATCAGTATAAACATAAAGCATAAAAACTTCATAACCCGCTGCTTCTAATTCACCCTTTAATTTTAAAGTATTTTTTTGTGAAGCTGCTGTTCCATCTAAAATAAATGATTCTTGATTTGCTATTGCATTTGGAATTAATTCTTTTTTATGTTTTCGAGAAGCAGCAGCCATTGCTTTAGCAGCAGCACTTCTTTCTTCAGGTCCATGGGATTTTAAATCTAATGATACATTTGATTGTCTTAATAAATCTATGAAGGTATCATCTATATTAAAGGTTTTTAATCCTCCTAAATCTAAACCCCTTAAAATATACCCTTTACCCGCTCCAGGAGCTCCAGCTAAGATAAGGGCTTTAGGTTTACCTTGGACTTCTAATAATAAATTAACTAATTTAATCATTTTAAAGTTTTTATCTAATTAACTCTTTAATATCTTCCCACACGCCGGGACCTTCATATTGCCCTGTTACTTCAACATTTGAAGAATATTCTTTATCTTCTTTTAATAACTTATTCTCTTCTATATATTTTTTAAAATTGAAGTCTTCCATAATTACATATTATTTGAAATTTGGGTAAAGCTTCTACCTAATTCTTCTAAATAGTTTTTTAATTCCTCACCGGTATCACCAAATTGGGCATACGATCCTCTTCTTGCATTTCTTACTTCATATGCTAATCTTTCAATTTCACTTATTAGTTCCATTAAACCAACATCTTCCAAAGCATTTTCATTCCATCCATCTCTAGAAGTATATTCACTATAGATATCGTTCACTTCTTCTTTAAGTAGTGGATTGTTTTTTACGTAATATTTAATTTTAAAGTCTTTCATTGTTTATTTTTATTTATAAATATCAAGATTTCTTCTTAACTTGCGTTCTGAATTCAGTAAATATAGGAGAATGCCTTGGGTTTTCTAGATCAAATAATTTTTTTACGGTCTTAAATATATCTAAATTTTCCTCATGTGAACGTTTAGATTCAATCATCTCCCAACCTTTACCCTGCATTTTCTTATCTGAGGATTTTCTTTTAGATGATTTTAACCATAAAATACCTTGTCTATCTGCCATTTTACCAAAACATTCCTTATAGCATTCCGTATAGACGGCCGTCTGTAACTCATATGTAGTTTGAATACTATTTGATGTTTTAAAATCTATAACCCATACTTCACCCTCTATCTCACAAACTAAATCGCAGGTACCTGCTACTTTAAGTCGGTCTGAGAAGAGATGAACTTCAGTTTCTATTAATTTGGGTTTATATGTTTCCCACCACTCAACAAATCTTAAAAACATTTGCCAAACATTAGGACTATATAGTGGGTTTCCTGTTGGGGAGAGAAAGTTTAATTCTTTTCCTTCTAAGTATTCTTCTATCATCTCATGTACTTGAGTACCTTCTTCCCCCGCTTTTTTAACTATATATTCTGAGGAGTATCCTACTTTTTTAAGCCAGTCTTCAAAATATTTACCCTTAGGGTAGTAACCTAAAACATAGGTTATTGAGGGGTAGAATTTCCCATTCCTTCTATAGTACCTGGAATCAGGTAATGTAATTTGTTTCGTGTCATCAGAGATCTCTAGTATTCTGTTGTATCTCTTTTTTATGTTTCTTTTTTTCATATTAAAGAAAATTTTTTCTCCATTAATTTATATTCGTCTAATGGGGAAATGTTTTGGATTAGTTGAAAGAAATGGTTGAACCCCATTTCACTTGGATCTTTTCCGTCTAATTCAACAAGGTATACTTCTTTACCTTGGTTTATTAAATATTCACAGTGTTTTAATGATTGTTTCAAAGCGTCTGTATCTAAAGATATGTAGACTTTTTGAACTTTAGATTGTACTAATTTTTTTAATAGTGATTGTTGTATGTTTTTACCTAATAATGGTATTGCATTTCTTTTTATAGCCATAGCATCAAATGGACCCTCACATAGTATAACAGGGACATCCCAATTTATGAAAAGTTCAAATGGGATTATATCTCTTGAACAATCCGGATTTCTGTATTTTATATAGGCTTCTTTGTCAAATGAGCGAGATGTAAAATAGTTTAATTCCCCTTCACCGTTATATGATGGAATTATTATCATATTTTTATATCTACCATACTCACAATAACCTAAATTGTATTTTAATATGTCTAATTTGGTTATGTTTCTATTTCTAAGATAGTTATACGCTTTTTTGGATATTATATCGGGATTGTTTAGTATAGGTTTATACTCTTTCGGGAGTGTTAATTTTTCAGTATTTACTTTTACTTTATAGTCTTTAAAAGTTTTAACTAATTTATATAATTCAGTAAATTTATCGGTTGGGGCTTTGATTTTCTTGAATAGTGAATTTACAGTTTTACCTTTACTCCCACAAACCCAACAAGCCCATAGGTTAATACCTTTTTTATTCTCGGTAAAATTAACCTCTAATTTGGGTTTATGATGGTGACAAAAGGGACAATGATAGGATTGGTTACCTCCTGCGGTTCTCTTACCAGTACCTAAAACAGAGTCAACTAAATTGACTAATAGTTCATTTCTCATACGATGTAAATATAAGTATCCTTTATTGGGAAGCCAAATCTTTTGAGTAAAACTTTCCTAAAATGTTATCATTGAAGTATTGATCTGGATGTTCCAAAACTTGATACATAAACTGATATTGGGTTTCATAGTAGGTGAGTAGTTTTTTATTTGGTGCTAATTTTATAATATAACGCTCGAAATTTTCCGGTGGTTCTTTATCTACTAGTTCCTTTAAAAATTTATTAGACCCATAATATGTTTTCCAATCAGATTCTTTACTTACACGCTTATGTGTTGGTTTCCTCCCTTTAACCCCTTCATACATAAGTAAATCTTTTTTGGTAACCTTTACTTTACGATGGTGTATAAGAACTTTTTTACCTATATAGGCTTTACCTGAAGGTATGTGTGTTGTTTTGTAGACAAACCCAAATGTCCCCTTAGGGAAATGAGTGGATTCTGTTATTTCTTTACCGTTATATTCCCAATTCATGAATATGTTTTGGTTAATATAAAATTCTTATTCTGGGTCTTGAGACCAAGCTGGAGTTGACATTAGGGCCAGAGCTTCAGCATGAGTGTAAGTTCCATCAGGGATTACACTTTCATTTTCTATAAATGTTGGGGTATATCCCCCATTCCATTTAATTACAAATTGAGTATCGTCTATAGACTTTCTAATTGTAGAAGCACTTGTTTCTCCTATTTGTGAAAAATCTATTTTATTAATATCAGTTAATTTTACTATTGCGTATGTTCGGTTTGAATAATTCATTTTGTTATAAATATATTAAAGGTTAAGTAAATCTGTTTTTTAGTGCGTTATAGTTTTGTTGAATTTCATCTGCTGATAGGGCACGATTATATATTTGGGTTAAATATATTTTACCAAACCAAATAGTTACATAATTATTAGTCTTCCCTATTTAGACCATCAGTTACTGTATTTGGGGAAAATGTATGAGCCATTATTCGAATCTTGATTTTAATACGTTGTAGTAACAACTCATAGAGGGTTTATTTAAGCCATTAATGTCATTGAAACTGTCATACCTTTATTTGTTACCCCCCAACTTACTCCTGATCCTGTTGTATAATAAAGAACAAGTATATCACCATCTGAATATTGAGCAGAAATAGGTCCACTATCTTTGTAAATATAAGTACTATTATCTGATGTGGACATATCTAAGTTAGGTAATGCTAATACAGATGTATAATTTGTTGTTGCTTGTGCTGTATAACTAGAGCCGGTTGGGTTTGTTAATTTCCCTAATTCCCATTCAACTGTACCCGCAGAAGGGTGTATAGTTGGTGCAGTGTCTCCAAGCCATTTTACTTGTACTCTTTTTATAGTACAATCTTTATTCATTATTAAACATGCTCCTTGTTCGCTAATGCCTGCCATACTACAAGCAAACATAGTTTGTCTTGCATTGGCAGTACTAAAAGTTGCGTTTCCTATACTATCCGCATAACCAGTTATAATCTGTTCAACACTTAAATTACTTCCATCTCCATAATATGTACTACCACTGAAGGCAGAACCTGAAAAAGTATTAGCGGTTATAGTTCCACTTGCACTTATGTTACTGGAGGCTGTTATTGAGGATGATATATTTAAAGAGGTCCCTATTATATTTACTTCAGTAAATGTTCCTGGAGGCCAAGGTGCGTTATTTCCTATGGTTTGAGTGTAATTTTGGAAAACTGCTACATTGGAATTATTTGACTGTATTGCTACCGTATCTGAACTAAATGATATTCCCGTACCTGGGTCTCCTAAATGACTTACCAGATTTGATGATTCTATTTTATTTGCTGTAATGGTTCCACTTGCACTTATATCGCCTGAGGCTGTTATATGACCAGCAGTATCTAAATTAGCTTGGATTAATACTTTTGAGGCAGCATCTAATTCTAAAATACCAGTCATAGGATTTCTTATGAATTCACCTCCACCTGCACCAGATAAATAAATAACACCTGCTGCATTTATATTAACATCATCTGCTAGTGTTAAATCATCTGCTATTATAACATCAGATGCATATATTATACCACTTGAACTTATATTACCAGAGGCTGTTATATTTGTAACATATATTGAGGGTTGTCCTGTTAACCCAGCGGCAGTATCAGCTGTATTAGCATGACTTG